GCCTTTTCGACCTATTCCTCCCCGAAAACGACCAGTACAGTCCCTGCCGGGCCCTGTATAGGCCAAACCAGTCAGGATTAGTAAATATATGCAACAACTCATAGCAGGCCCTAAGGGGGCTACTGAGCCTCGCTTACATAGTCCCTATCTCGAGGGGCCTAATCGCGGTGACGAGGTAGCCCAGCTTGCCGAAAGTATCGGCCTGCCTCTTTTACCCTGGCAAGATTTTGTAATCCGAGATATGACAGCTGTAGACGAGGCCGGGATGTTTAGGCGGCGTACAAACCTCTGCCTTACAAGCAGGCAACAGGGTAAAACTCACCTAGCGCGTATGATGATGTTAGGGCATATGTTTTTATTCGATAGTCCTAACGTGCTTATTATGAGCTCTAATAGATCAATGGCTTTAGACACCTTTAGGCAAGTGGCCTACGCGATAGAGGGCTCAGCTGAACTCAGCCGGCAGGTTAAACAGATCCGATACGCTAATGGCACCGAGTCTATTGAGCTTAAAAATGGGCATCGCCTTGATGTAGTCGCGGCTACTAGAGACGGCAGTAGAGGCCGTAGCGCATCGTTTTTATACATCGATGAAGTACGCGAGATCAGCGAGGAGGCCTACCGCGCAGCTACGCCAACTACGCGCAGTAAGGTCAATAGCCAAACCTTGCTAACCAGTAATGCCGGCGATGCTTTTAGTACCGTACTTAACGATCTACGCGAAAGGGCTATGTCTAACCCTCCGGAGACTTTTGGCTTTTACGAGTACTCAGCTCCAACCTTTGCCAAGATAACAGACCGTAGCGCCTGGGCTTTTGCTAACCCTGCCCTTGGTTACCTATTCGATGAGTCGGTACTAGCTGAGGCGGTAAGTACTCAACCTATCGAGACTACAAAAACGGAAATGCTTTGTCAGTGGATCTCAAGCGCTCAATCACCCTGGCCACACTTATCCGTCGAGGAGTCAGGGGACAAGGATCTAAAATTAGTACCTGGGCCTCTTACCGTTTTTGCCTTTGACGTGGCACCGTCGAGGCGTGACGGCTCGCTCGTAATGGGCCAAGTGCAAGCCGATGGACGTATAGCTGTGGCAGTGCTCGAGGTATTCCACTCGGATGTATCTATCGATGAGATGTTTGTAGCTAACGCTATTGCCAAGTGGGCCAAAATTTACTACCCGAAACAAGTGTGTTACGACAAGTACACCACTGCCTCAATAGCCAAACGCCTCGAAGTAAATGGCATACAGATCACCGACATATCAGGACAAAAGGGGTACCAGGCCTCAGGCGATCTCTACGAGGCTCTAGCTAATAAAAGGCTCGTGCACTCAGGCCAAGATGAGCTAGTAACTCATATGGCCAATTGCGCGGCAAAAGAAAGTGATGCAAGTTGGCGTATCATTCGGAGAAAATCCGCGGGCCCGGTCGATATTGCGATTGGCTTAAGTATGGTCGTGCACGTACTTACCCAGCCGATGGGTGAGGCTAAAGTTTACGTATAGACACGCTAAGTATAAACGTACTTATGCTTGACATTATGGGAAAATGGGAGTTATGGGATTACTGCAAACTCTAGGTTTTAAGTCAGCTGATAAGCCGGCTATCGAGGCTCAGTACGCGCCTGCAGTTATGGATACGACGTACGGCTACGGATCTTTTAATACTAATAGCGCTTTTGGATATAACGGTTTAGGTATAGATCGTAATTTTGCGCTGCAGGTAGCAAGTGTTGCACGATGCCGTAATTTAATTGCTGGAGTTATTAGCTCTATTGATTTAGCACTTTATAAAAAATCAACAGGCGAAAAGTTAGGCTCTCCAATATGGTTAGAGCAACCCGACATACGCCAACCTCGAAGCGTAACTATTAGCGCAACCGTAGATAGTTTAATTTTCTACTCGGTGGCCTACTGGCGCGTGACCAGTTTGTATGCGGACGATGGAAGGCCTAGCGGCTTTGAGTGGGTAGCGAATAACCGAGTTACATACACTACAAACCAATACGGCACCGAAGTCAAAGATTATTTTGTCGATGGCGACCTTGTACCTATGGGCGGTATCGGATCACTTGTAACTTTTCAATCGTTAATACCAGGAGTATTACAAAGCGCCGGTACAACTATTAAAGCTGCATACGATGTACAAAGAGCTGCTGCAGTAAGCGCGGCGACACCGATGCCCACTGGAATATTACGGAACAACGGAGCTGACCTCCCTGAAGCTCAAGTACAAGGTTTACTAGCAGCGTTCAAGAGCGCGAGACAAAATCGCAGTACTGCATATTTAACGAGCACTCTTGAGTATGTCCCTACTTCATTTTCGCCGAAGGATATGGCGTACGCGGAATTTTCACAATACCTCGCTACCGAAATTAGCCGCGCGATGAACGTCCCAAGTTACCTAATTAGCGCGGATATGAATAACTCGATGACGTACCAAAATATTTTGGACGGTAGAAAAGAGTTTGTAGCTTATTCTTTGCAACCTTATATCTCAGCTATTGAGGACAGGCTCTCAATGAATGACATAACAAATAGCCAAAATCAAGTGCGTTTTGCGGTAGACGACACGTTTTTACGAGTCGATGCTAAAGATCGTTTAGATATTATCGAGAAAATGTTAAACCTAGATTTAATTAACGTAGACCAAGCCCGACAAATGGAACAACTAACACCGCTAGGAGATACAAGTGCTACTAACGTTTAGCCAAGAGATCCAAGCCGCCGATACAGAGCGCCGTATCGTGTCCGGACTTGTCGCACCATATGGCGAGATCGGTCATACAAGCGCAGGCCCTGTAATGTTCGAGCGAGGCAGTATCGCTATCCCGGATACTAATAAAATAAAATTACTATCGCAGCATCAACAAGATAAGCCAGTAGGTCGCGCCATCAGCTTCAGCGACTCTACCGAAGGCGTGTACGGATCTTTTCGTTTATCGAGTAGCACTCGAGGACAAGATGCTCTCGTATTAGCGCAAGAAAATCTCGTGTCCGGCTTATCCGTAGGGGTGGATGTAACCGCCTCTAAGCCGATGGGTGATTACTTGCTCGTTACGGCGGCAGTCCTCAAGGAGGTTAGCCTCGTCGAGAGTGCGGCTTTCTCAAGTGCCTCCGTATCTGAAATTGCCGCTGCTCGTGCTGCATTAGAGGCCGCGACAAGTACAAAAGAAAAAACTACTACTATTTCTACGACTATCGTAGAGATCGAAACCGAAACCGAAAGCGAGGAAGCTGTGACTACAGCCCCTGAAAACACCCCGGATACTCCGGTAGAAACTCCGGCTGAGGCTGCCCCTGTCGAGGCATCTCGCCAAATCATCCGTCCCTCAGTACTAGACTCTCAGCGCCTACGTACTCCTATCGTGTCTATGGCGACATACACAGAGCACAAAATCAAAGCTGCACTAGGTAGCGATGAGTCTAAGCTCTATGTAACTGCAGCCGATGATTTCTCTACAAACCCTGCATTTAATCCAACACAGTACCTACAAGAGTTTGTAACTAATACTCGTTTTGGTACTCCAACTATCGATGCTTGCTCTCAGGGCGTTTTGCCATCAAGTGGTATGACGATCAACGTGCCATCACTTGTCACCGCAGCTGGTGGAGGTACAGGTGTTGCACCAACAGTTACGGTAGAACCTGAAAATGGTGCAGTTTCTAATACAGATATGCAGACTAGCTATCTATCGGGAACAGTATCCAAGTACTCCGGAATGGGTACCATATCGATTGAGCTCCTCGAAAGATCAGATCCAAATTTTTATGCGGAATTGACACAGCAACTTCAGAATGCGTATTTAACTACAATTGATACAGCTGCTCTAACTGCACTACTAGCAGCTGGTAACGCTGCAACTGCAACAACAGCTGATAGCGATGGAATTATCTCTTACACAGCTGAAGCCGCTGCCGCAATTTACAAAAATACTGGCTACTTTGCACAGAATTACATCGGTAATGCTGCACAATGGAACCTGCTAATGGGCGCAGTCGATACTACAAAGCGACCTATTTACAATGCTATCCAACCTATGAACGCTGCCGGACAGGTAGGGCCTCGCTCTATTCGCGGTAACGTACTAGGCCTTGATCTATACGTAGACAAGAACTTTGCGGCATCAACAGTAGACGATAACTCAGCGGTCATTTTGGCACCTGAAGCGTTTACCGTTTACCGTAGCCCTCAAGCTTATATGTCTGTAAACGTCGTATCTAACCTTCAGGTTCAGGTCGCGATTTATGGATTTATGGCAACGATTGCCAAAATGCCGTACGGAATTATCAAGTACCAGAAGGCATAAGCAAAAACCTAATAGTCGGTAGGGCTCTTAGCCCTTTGAGCCCTACCGGCCCTTTTTAAGTGAGGAGATAACAGTGCCGGCCACATACGTAACCGAGGCAGAGCTAAGAGCCAACCTTGGCATCGAGGCTTTGTATTCGTCGGATATTGTTGAAACGTGCTGCCAAACTGCTCAGGATCTCCTTAATCAATTTTTATGGTTTGACTCAGTGCCAGTAGTTGGAGTTACTCTACAAAATAATGTAGGTACGGCTATGGTTGCTAATCCTGCAATCTTTAGTACTGGCCAGTCTGTAACCTTGAGTGGATGCGGCTCAACCTTTAACGGTACCTACACGATTACCGGTACTTTGCCTTGGACTAATGGAACCTCGACTCAACTGCCCTCTATCGCCTGGAATACTCAAGCGTGGAACTGGCCGGCAGGTTATAGCTTTATACAGTTTACCAAGGTAGCCGCTAACGTTAATTTTCAACGCATACTCCCTTACGGCTCAGCCGTCGGAGCAGATACAAAGACGAACTCTTATGCCACTACCCCAGCGATCCGCGAGGCCGCGATGATCCTAGCCGTAGATATTTTCCAAGCTCGCCAAGTCTCACAAACTGGTGGCGTATCCATCGATGGATTTAGCCCAAGCCCATACAGAATGGGTAATTCAATGATCGGAAAAATTCGCGGGCTTATCGCTGGATACACAAACCCAAACAGTATGGTCGGCTAATGCCCGCACCTATTACTACTTTACGCGCATCACTAGCTACAGCCTTAGCAAACGCTAACGCTTGGAATACTTACTCGTACCCACCGCCAACTATTACGGCTAATAGCGTAATCGTAGCCCCAGCGGATAATTACATTACTCCAAGTAATAACACCAATGCAGGTATCGCACCTTTAGCAAACCTAAAAATTATTATGACGGTGCCAATGCTGGATAATCACGGAAACCTCAACGGCATCGAGACTTTAGCGGTAGCAGTATTTAATAAACTAGCTGCCTCAAATATCGTAATGAATATTGGCAGTATGTCGGCTCCTAGCGTACTTAGCGTACAAAGTGGAGACTTACTAACGGCCGATTTTAATATCTCAATTCTCACGAGCTGGAGCTGACAATGCCGTACACAGAGGATGATCTAAAGTTTTTGCGAAAGATCGGGCAGATCGTAGACGAACCTGCACCGGTTAAAGTAGCAAAAGCAAAGCCAATAACACCAACACCAACTACAGAGAGCGAGGAATAGGCTAATGGCCATATTCTTATCAAATGGAGTGGTCGTAACCCTTAACTCGGTAGACCTCTCAGATCACGTAACAAGCGCTAGTATCTCGAGAGTTTTCGAGGAATTAGAGGTCACAGCGATGGGCGACTCATCGCGTAAATTTACTAAGGGACTAGAGACTTCCACTATTACTCTAGATTTTCTAAACGATACTGCTACAGGCGAAGTACTACAGACTTTGCAGGCGGCTTGGGGTACTACAGTGCCTTTAACTCTTAAGCAAACTAGCGCGGTAGTCTCAGCTACAAACCCTGAGTACCAAACTACAGTGCTAGTAAATAACACTACAGATATTAACGGCGCAGTCGGAGATATCTCTACTCAGAGCATTACATTTACTTGTAACTCTCCTATCGTCGTAGACGTAACACCATAACCAACTAACAAAGGGGCAACAAATGGCACGACTCAAAATAACAAGGGCTACCGGAGAAGTAACCGAGCACCAAATTACTCCTCGGATTGAGTACGCCTTTGAGCTCTATGCAAAAAAAGGTTTCCACAAAGCCTTTAGAGATGATGAAAAGCAAACTGACGTATATTGGTTAGCGCACGAGTGTCTTAGATCCTCGGGCGTAACAGTGCCAATTTTCGGAGGAGACTTTTTAGATATGTTAGTAAAGGTTGAGGTACTAGACGACGAACCTTTAAGCTAGGGCGGGACTCCCTTACCTATCAGGTAGCGCAACTATCTATACGGTTAGGGATCCCGCCTCAAGCGGTACTCGACCTCGATGCAGAGATGTACAAGATGTTAATACAAGTGTTAAACGATCAAGCTAAGGAGGTTGAACAAAATGCCCGTAAACCTCGAAGGCGTTAAAGGCACCCTTAAGGCGATCCGTAAAGTAGATCCGGAGTTACTTAAGGAGATGAACGCTGAAATTAAGGCGGTTATGCTCCCGATCCGTGACAAGGCTCGAGGTTATGCTCCATCGCCTCAACCCGACAACCTTTACGGCTGGAACGAAAACACAGTAGGCCGAAAGATTACGGCTCGTAACTCCTCGTTTAGAACCTTTAACACCGAGGGCCAGTTACGCCGGTTTCCACTTTATGATTACGAGACAGTTAAAAAGGGTATTTACTACGCCCAGGCTCCTAGCTCACGTAACCGTAATGGGTGGCGCGCCTTGTACTACGTAGCTAACCGATCCGCAGCTGGCGCTATCTATGAGACTGCCGGGCGTGTTAATCCTGGAGGATCCTCAAAGAGTCGATCTACCAACCCAGGTGCAGGTGCTCATTTTGTTAGTCGTATGGGGCCTTTGTATGGCAGTGATCGCGCCGAGCGCGGTCGTATGATTTTTAGAGCTTGGGACGAGGATCAAGGTAAAGCTCAAAATGCAGTAATTAGAGCTATTACTAATACCGTTAATGCCTTTAATCAAGGCAGATATGCGAAGGCGGCATAATGGCAAAGGTACCTAGTTTATTAGTTAATGCCGTTACTACCTTTGACGGCAAGGCACTTACTAAAGGCCAAAAGCAGATCGCAGGTTTTGAGAAGGGCGTAAAAAGCCTTGCTAAATCTTTCGGCATAGCCTTTAGTGTTACTGCTCTAGCTAACTATAGTAAAAATGCGGTTAAGGCTTTTGCCTCTCAGCAACTAGAGGTAGCGCAATTAACCACAGCGGTACGTAATTTAGGCCTAGCCTTTGCTACTCCTGAGATCGATCAGTACATAGACAAGCTCGAAGCGGCTACAGGTGTAAACCGCGACCAGTTACAGCCGGCGATGTTAAAACTATTGCAGGTAACCGGATCAGTAGCTAAGAGCCAAGAATTATTAAACCTTGCTATGGACGTATCAGCCGGGACAGGCACCGACTTGGCAACTACAAGCGAAAAATTAAGCCAAGCATATGTAGGTAATTTTAAGGGACTACGCTCGCTTAACCTAGGACTTACTCAGGCTGAGCTAGCCTCGTCTAATTTTGAGACAGTTCAGCAACGTCTACAAGTCTTATTCGCTGGCCAAGCCAAGGTAGCCGCCGATAGTTACGTAGGCTCGATGAATAAACTCGCCGTAGCCTCAGAGAACGCTAGCGAAAAGATTGGCAAATCTTTACTTGGTGCTCTTACTGCCTTATCCGGTGGCGAGACTATCGACGATACTATTAGCAAGATCGATACCCTCAGTACTGCTATTGCCGGTTTAATCGATGTAACTCTAGGCCTCAAAGCCGGCGAAGTACTGCAACAGTATTACGGCCTCAACGCTGGAAAGATCCCAGGTGGGTTCGGTAATCGCTCGCTATCGGCTGGCAACCAGGATACACAAAAGGCCGATGCCAAGGCGCGAGCCAAGGCCGAGGCTGATGCTGCTCGACGTGCAAAAGAGTTATTAGCACTCCAAAAGAAGTCACAGATCGCCGAAAAGAATAAGCTCTCACTCTCTAAGGCTGCTGCCGTTTTTGATACTCAAAGAGTCTCACTTGCTGCAGCTCTTAAGGCTACCTATGACAAAGAAACACGTTTACGCTTAGAGGCAC